TTTCGTCAATCCTTTTTAATTAATTTCAATAATACCATCTTACACTTTTCTTTGGGTATTGTCAAGAACTTTTGGTAGTCAGTCATCAATTTTTTTATGTCTGGCCACAAAATATCTTCCGACATTTTTTGATCCCAATCGTCAACATACTGAACAAGTTCGTCCAGTATGATTAGTGTCTCTAGTGATACACGTTTACCAAAGTATTCTTTAAGTAGCAATGGGTGAGAACCCTCTGGTACTTCAAACAGTTTTTCAAAGTCATCAACGTGTGGTGACAACTCTTGTTCAAAATTATAAGTCAAGCTCTGCATATACTTTTCCCAATCCTCATAAATTTTCTCATGGAAGTGTCCTATCCAACCATCTCTACTCGCCCTGACAAAATTGGAAACAAGAAAATCTTTAATGTGATCATACTCTTTGTATTTCCTACCAAGACGGACAAAAAACAAACGGTCATTTCTCTTGTAGAAAGAATCTCTGGAGACTTTGGATTTTCCACCAAATCTATGAAAGTCATAATCACCCTTTCCAAAATGTGCTTTCATTGCACAATACATTAAGTAAACATCTACGGGCTGCATTTCAATGAGATTTTAGTAAAGTCAACATCTTTTATATTAACTGGTATTTCAAAATAATCTTTGAGATTGTCCCAATCTTTATCTCTTAAAGTTCTAACTTCCCTAAGATGATAACTGATCCAAGAATCTCCAACTTTTGAATTAGACTCAACTTTACTTAAATTATTTTCTCCAATTTTCTTATAGTCCTCACTTAGATCAAAACCAATGTAATTCCTTCTAAGTTTTTTAGAAGCAACAGCAGTTGTTCCAGACCCCATAAAAGGATCTAAAACAGTGTCACCTTCATCAGTTGTCAAAAGAATCATTCTTTCCAACAAAGCAACTGGTAACTGGCATGGATGATCATCTCTACCATGCCTAACTCTGTGAATATCATTCCAGACATCAGAAACTAAAGGGCCAAAAGGGTGAATCCGATCTTTCTTCCCACCATAATCTTTCTTCAGATAAGTGGACTTTCTTTCCCTTTCATGTGGCATCCTTATTGGATAAATCTTTGCTTCCTTTGGATCTTTTACATAGAACAAATTTCCATAGTGAGCAGGCTGGAGACTCTTCCCCATTGGTGCTGTTGGAGCATACCAAGAGATCCAGTGCTTAAAGTGTGATTTTTGATTAAGAATATGGCAGTAGTAAGTCAACCACTTAGGAATGTTGTGAATGAAAATCGATCCAGATGGTTTAGTAATCCTCACCATTTCAGTAATCCACTCATCACACCATTCAAGATATTTTTCAACCTCTAAAGAGTCGTGATAATTTTTATAGTTCTTTTTTAGGTTGAAAGGAGGATCTGCAAAAGTCATGTCCACAGAATTATCTGGAATTTCTTTAAGAAGAACTAAACAATCGCCAATGGTTATTTTATTGAGATACTGATCAATCATCATATCGGTAGTTTGGCCTTCTTAGGTAGGAAATTTAAATCGGCAGCATTGACTTCTATTTTTTCTTTCAATGCTTTGTTGATTAGTCTTGCGACTGTAGAAGGGTCTATTTCATTTTTAGAACAATACCATAACACCGCATCCATGTGCGTTATATTTTTCTCAAGAGCAATTTGCTCTATCTTGAGTGAAAATGTTTTCGAGGTTTGCATAAGAATCTCATAATAAAAGGAGGCCCGTTGGATAACAAGGTGGGCCAAAACCCCGATGAGGTTACGCAGCTAAGCGATAATCCTCATAGTACCAATTATCGTTGGCAGTTATATTAACCGTTAAGGTGGTTAGCCTCGTATTCTCCGCTTGTCTACTAGTTGCCCAGTCGAATCTAAGTACACCCCCCTCAAAAAAAGACTAGATAAACGATTCCAGAAATCAGTGCAATATCGGCGCATATGCTCCACAATATATAAGCTCGAAATCCCCATTTTGAGGCATCTCTCAAAATAAATTTCTTTATCTTCACTGTTCTCTCTTTCTTTTAACATTTTAATCTTCTTTTGGTGGAGGTGGGCGGAGTTGCACCGCCGTCCTAAACAATCTCCAACTCGCATCATCGAATACGTTAATATATATACTAACAGATCTTTCTGGGTAATGTCAACCCCTAAACTTCATCAATCCAAGATCTTTCACGACTATCTGGGTGATTATCTTGTGGGAAAAATGATTCTATTCTCCAAGGCCACTTTCCATTTTCCTTTTTAAACTTAACAGATGACTCTAGAGCGGATTCAAGTTCAGTAAATCTTTTCACCATCTTCTTTCTTGCATCTTGAACAGTTCCAGTTTTTGGAACTTTAATATGATTTAAAAAATATGACGGTCTAGTATACTTATGATACTGTTTCATTGCATTAAAGAGATATTCATCTTCATAACCCTCTTTAACTGTCCACCCATGTTCTAATCTTTTTGGGTCTAAATTACCACTATGAGAATATCTTGATCTGTTATCATCACGATAGTTATCATCATTATCTAGATGATCTTTAATTTCTTTGATACTACGAATAGTAACATCTCTATACCCATCTGATTGGTTTAATGCTTGATTTACCGCTGCTGTTTTTCTTTGTGGGCTTACGAATTTAAGTATCCCCACTTTTTTATTCATTGCAGCTTCAGTATTTCCAATAAAACCCATTTCTATATTATACACTAACCAATTTGCGATACCAGCTGTGTCAAGATTTTTTGCTGGTACATGGTCATTTTCAAGTGCTTGAATATCTGATTCTGCTTCTGGATTTCCAGTAAAGTCATAAACATCAAATAACCATTCTTCTACAATATTTCTAAATAATGCTTCAAATCGGTGAAAACCAGCAACCAACTCATAATAATAAGTCTTACCATTAATCTCTTTACCGCCTTTGATTTTTTTAACGATCATGAGTGGTTTAGACCAATCTGGGAATTGTAAAGCAAGTTGTAAGTCCACGACATTTTTCATGTCAAGTTCATACCTAGTAACATTGTTACCACTGTCTTTATCTTGTTTGGGAACGTAAATTTCGTCTAACCTAATAGAACGAGGCTCTACATGACCTTCTTGCACGATTAAGGCTCGTGTGACCATTTTTATATCAAGCATATTGCTCTCCTTTTGGTTATATTAGAAATACAACTACCAAATGGTTATGTTGTAACTCTAATTACAATACTATATATACTAACAAATTTTTATAGGTAATGTCAACCCCTAAGCTGCGAAAGAACTTCCACAACCACAAGTTCTTTGTGCATTTGGATTGCGAATAATAAACTGTGAGTTAAAGTGGTCATTAGAATAATCAATCTCTGAAACATCTAGGTATTGTAGACTCAGCGGGTCAACCACAAGGGTTACACCGTCTGTAACTACCACTTCATCATCGTCTTTTGTTTCATCAAAAGTGAATCCATACTGGAAACCAGAACAACCGCCTCCCTGTATGAATACACGCAAGCTTATATCTTCAGTAACCTCTGGATCTTCATCCATAATCTCTTTTACTTTCTCTGCAGCTGCGCTATGAAATGTTAAACTCATTGATTGCTTCCTCTAATAGTGGTAGGTACTCTTGTTTACTTTTTATAAACTCCTGTACTTGACCGTCCTCAGTCACCACTAGAATAACAATTTGGTCTGTAGGTATACCTGTTCTTTCTTCATACATTTCTGCATAAGCAGCGGTCTGTATGTAATAGTTTTCATTGTATTTATCATTACGTTCAGAAGTAGATGTCTTGAAGTCTATAATAGACAACACTCGATTATATTCTGCAATACAATCAACTCTACCAGCTACTCCATATTTATCTGAATACAGTCCACATTCCTGTGCATGAATATTATTTATACGTTGTAAGACTCCATTCCTTAGTTGATTGAATAGACAAAATGGAAGAAAGTTTTTTTGCTTATCTAACCACCAATCAGGTTCAATAAACGAGACATTATTCAAATATTCCTCACACATATGGTGAACCGCAGTTCCACGTTTTGCAGCCTTTCCTGAAATATAATTTGCAACCTCATGACCGACTCGATTACGCCACTCGAATAATCCTTCCTTACCTCTGTTAGATAATACAGTGGTGATGGATGGATACTCTTTACCTTCTGGTGTGATGTAGTATCTTTTTCTATCGATTGTTTTTGTTGTTAGTTCTGGTAGGTCAGTTTCAATATGTTTAAAACGAAATGTGCTCATTATATATCCTTACATTAATTCAAAGTGTGGA